GTGGCTTTTTACTGAGGCAGATGTAGGTTTGAAGGTAATAATAGTTTTATCAGCAGGAGATACAAATGATGATGGCACTGATGGTTCTTGGGTGACAGCGAATGAATATTGGGCGGCTGGTACAGCTATAAGTAATTTTATGGATAGTACATCCAACGAATTTTATTTATCACAATTTCAACTTACACTTGGTGGATCAGCACCAACTTTTACATCACCCCCGATTGCTACGGTGAAAGATCAAGTTGATTATTATGTTCAACGATACGACTATGACACAATACCTGACCAACCTATTTGTGTAGCGTTTTGTCAAAGTTCAAGCCAAGGTAGAGGGCAAATATTTTATCCATATATGAGGATTAATCCTACAACTACTACTTCTGCTGCTGGTTCATTTAAATTTCACGAATCAGATGGGACTAACCAAGTCGTTAGTTCGATTAACAATACCGAGTCATATCAAACTTATATGAATATCACAGTAACACTTTCATCTACGGCTTTAGGTGGGGCTAGGATGCGAAGGGATTCGTCTGATACTTGTTACATACAACTAGATGCGAGGCACTAATAGATGATAATTGAAAGGGTAAACGTAACAGAAAGTGGTGGATTTATCATTAATAAGAATATTGACGCTGAAGATAACAGGCAGTTAAGTGTTCCTAATGATATGAATAACCGTCATCGTGTAATGATTCAAGAATGGATAGATGCTGGCAATACACCAACACCTTATGTTGAACCAGAACCTCATTGGATAGATAAGCGTTTAGCTAATATGGAAAACGGTGGTTATGGCACGATTGGTCAACAATTAGAAATGATCGGGGAACAGGGGATGGATGTATTTCAAGCCCATATTGCCAAGGTCAAGCAAGACATACCGAAGGAGAATAAATAATGCCCCAAATAGATTTCGATGGAGCTAATAGTCTGGTTAAAACAGACAAGATACAGGGACAAAGTGGAACAGCCGTAGCACTGACCGCTGGCCATAAGATTACTGGCTTTACCTCAACGGGTATTGATGATAATTCTGCAAGTGCAACAGCAATTACCGTTAATTCGGCTGGAGAAGTATCAAAGCCTCTCAATCCTACAGTGTTATCTCAATTAGACGCTACACAATCAAATGTTACAGGTAATGATAATCAATACAGCATTACTGGAATGACGTGGAATGATGTACTGGACTACAATGCTGATTTTTCAAATGGTACTTTTACTGCTCCAGTAACAGGGGCTTATTTAATTAATTATGCTGTCCACAGAACTGGTCTTGCATCATCTCACACGACTGGTTCTACCAGCATAGTAGGTTCTAACAGGACTATTCGATTGGGTTATGTAAGTGCGTATTCTGCTGGGGCTGGTGGTGCTAGTTATACTGAGAGTGGGTCTACTATTTTAGATATGGATGCTTCTGACACCTGTTATATACGACTTGAAGATGCGGCTAGTTCCCAAACCATTGACGTTAATCTTAACACATACTTTTCGGCAACACTTTTAGGGTAATAAATATATGAAATTAACAGAAAGACAATTAGCTGTCCTTAATCACGTTGTAGTAAATGGGCAAGAGTGGGCTGATAACGCTAAGAAAGAAGAACACGTTCTAGCTAAAGTTGCTAAACACGAATCAGCTTATGATGAGGCAGTAGCTAAAGGCAATTATCTCAATCGTAAACAGCGTGATGATGCAGAGGCCAAAGCAGAAAAAGATGTTTATGATAATGCACCCTGGAATATTAAGAGACAACGTGAGTATCCCTCAATTTCCGAATGTGTCCACGCAATACTCGATGGCAAACTGGATGCACTCCAAGCTAAACGAAAAATAGTTAAGGAACGCCATCCAAAAGGAGGTAACTAATGGGAATCGCAATTAACGGATCAGGTACAGTCACTGGCATCAGCGTTGGTGGGCTGCCCGATGGCATAGTGGATTCAGGAACGCTTGCGACTAACTCGGTAACATCAACTGAACTAGCTACTAACTCGGTGGATTCGGCAGAGCTAATAGATGGGGCTATAGATGCTAGCCATTTAGCTAGTGGTGTTGATACTGGTATGTGGAAGTTTATTTCAAAACAAACTGCATCTTCATCTACAACAATAGACTTCGTTGATCTTGCTACTGGAACATATAATAAGTTTAGAGTTGAATTTTATGATGTTTATTGTAGTGCTGATGCTGATATGCAAATTCGTCTGAGAGAAGCTGGAGGTGAGGCTTTTACGACTACCAATTACAATGGAGGTGCGATTGGTGTAGCAGCAGATATTGGTGATGATACAGCATACAATGACAATCAAACAGATACTTCATCATCAAACCTAACACCAGAGACTATTAGTGGAGGTAATGCAGCAACTAGACATAGCGGTTTTGTTGAAATGGGTGGATTTGGGACAACATCAACAAGGCCAGTTTTTTGGGGTATGATTGCTGGAGCTAATTGGGAAACAACCTCTCACGGGGCTTCGTTTTACTTTCAAGAAAATAATGCAGACTCAGACGGTTATGATGGAATAAGATTTTTATTATCAACAGGAAATTATACGGCTGGTTCATTTTCATTATACGGATTAAAGGAAAGTTAATATGACACGTTATCATATGATTAATGGGAAGAATGTTCCATTTACAAAAGAAGAAGAAGCGGAAAGAGATGTGGAGGAAGCAAAGTGGAAAGAGCATATGGACACCGTTGTTATTCCTAATCGCTATAAAACTGACAGGGTAAGGGGAAAATACACAGTAGATAAGGATGGAAAAAGAATTGACCCTAATGAAAAATTAGTAAAATATCCATCAATTTCAGAACTGGTAGTTGCCCTTTACGACACTCAAGACAGGGCAGAGATCGATCAACGCAGAGCTGAAGTGAAGAAAAAATATCCTAAGCCAAGTTAATGGAAAATCTAATCCATGATGCCTGGGTCTTGTTTGTAGCAATGGGTAGTTGGATGGCAAATCAACTAACTCAGAAAATAGATACCGTAGATAAAAAGTTAGATCAATTACGAGTGACTTCAATAGAGCGAAAAGAATATAAGGCTGATATTAGCCAACTGCATATCAGGTGTAACGAATTGGAAAAGAGTAAAGCCTCCGCAGTACAGGCGGTTGAAGTTAAACTAAAAAAGGATGGTTAAAATGAGAGAACAACTACTAACAGCTTTGCGGTCATACTATATGGGCCACATAGCAAAGCATAAGATGAACGTAGAAAATTTAAGTAGAAATAGTGTAGGAGTTGCAGATCATCCAGATCATATTGAAACTATTTCTAAAGAAGTAGAATCACTTGCTAAGTATGATGAAATGTTACAAATGATTGATAAACATTTTAGCGAGGAATAATCTGTGCCTGAAAAAGACGTACTTGAAAAACTAAATGCTATGCACACAGATGTACTATTAATACATCAGGATTTGTCTACAACTAAAGATGAAGTTAATGAACATGAACTAATTCTTAGAGGAGAATCTAAGATGAACGGTTTAGTAGGTGATGTTCGTAACATGAAAACAGCGCAAGCTACTTCTAATCGACTTTGGCTTTTTATGGTTTCTATTACCGGAACTATAATTGCATGGTTAGGATTATCTAAATGAGAAAAACAAGAAATCAATTAGTAACAGAGTTGCTTACAAATAAAGATAATTTACATAGACTTATAATTATCGAATGGTTTGATCCTTATGATGATAGTGATGAAGTAACTGTTGGTAATCTTAATGTAAAAAAAGCTTTATATGAATCTTGTGGTTTTTTGATGGGAGTTTCAAACGATCATGCGGTTATTGGTTACAATAAAGACATGATTGAAAAAGAGAAGTACAAAGGATGTGGTTATATACCCATGTCTTTAATTACTAACGCACATTTAATGGATAGGAACTGCTAATGGAAACGATTATTAGACCGATTATAAAACTTATTGATAGCTTTATGCCAGGATATAAGACGTATTTTATAATGCTTATGGGTATTATGATGTGTATATGTCAAATGATGGGCTATCATGTATTTGCTCCTGAGACTTGGGCATTAGTAGGTATGACAGGTGGTATCACTTGGAAATTAGGTAAAGAACGTCATTCTTTAAAGAATAAAAAGTAAGATAATGGGAATCTTTGGATTACTTAAGGCTATTTTCCAGATAGTCTTGTGGTATCTGAAAGGAAAACCAGAACGTGAACGTATTAAAAACAAGGAACAATTTGATAAAGCTATTGCAGATGGGGATGCTTCTCGTATTACCCTTCTTTTTAGCAAATTGCACGACAGAAAAAGCAATCATAATTCCTAGTGATATGACAATAACCAAGATAGACGAGCACCACTATAAGGTATCAGATGCTTGGCTACATAAACAATATAATCTCTTAAGGAGCTGTGAGAATGGAGAATAAAAGTTCTGAAAAGGATTTAGGAGAATTACATGGAATCCTTGCTAAAACACTTAAAGCAAAAATTATATCAGGCGATGCCTCTCCAGCAGATCTCAATGTTGCACGTCAGTTTCTTAGAGATAACAATATTGAGTGTGCTGGTTCTAATAATCTGGATATAAAAAGTTTAATAGAAGAACTTCCTTTTGATGAAATCCCAAAAAAGCCAGCTAGAGCTAATTAAATCTGATTTCAGGAACTTCCTGTATCTAGCATGGAAACATTTAGCTCTCCCTGAACCCACCCCAATACAATATGACATAGCTGATTACCTCCAAGGTGGACCTAAGAGGCTCATCATTCAAGCTTTCAGAGGAGTAGGTAAGTCTTGGATTACTTCAGCATTTGTCGTATGGAAACTTTTAGTAGACCCACAGTTGAAATTTCTAGTGGTGTCTGCATCTAAACAGAGGTCTGATGATTTCAGTACGTTTACGAAACGAATCATTAACGAAATGCCAATCTTGCAACACCTACGAGCACGAGAGGATCAACGTAACTCCAATGTGGCCTTTGACGTTGCTCCTGCTAGGGCTTCCCACGCTCCTTCTGTCAAGTCTGTTGGTATTACTGGCCAAATTGTCGGTAGTCGGGCTCACATTATAATTGCAGATGATGTCGAGGTACTATCTAATGCTTTGACTCAAGTCATGCGAGATAAACTAGGTGAAGTAGTAAAAGAGTTTGATGCTGTAGTTATGCCTAAAGTTGGACGTATTATTTACTTAGGTACACCACAAGTAGAAGAATCTCTCTATAGCAGCTTACAGTCCAGAGGATACGAATGTCGCATCTGGCCTGCTAGGATGCCCGACAATCGCCTAAAAGAATTCTATAGTACCAAGCTGTCTCCCTTCATAAATGTCCTTCAGAAAGCCACTGGAGAGCCCACAGACCCCCTCAGGTTTGATGACTTAGATTTAACTGAACGTGAGTCCTCCTATGGTAAATCTGGTTTTGCTCTCCAGTTTATGCTGGATACCTCAGGAGAGGATGATCAGCGTTATCCGCTTAAACTCAGGGATCTACTTGTAATTCCTCTAGATCCAGACCAAGGGCCTGGAAGGGTACTTTATGCTAAAGATGAGCTCCTGGATCTGCCTGCTGTGGGTTTAACCGGAGATTACTTCTATAAGCCTTTTGAAGTCTCAAAGGATTACTATGAGTATACCGGAGCTGCACTCCATCTAGATCCTAGTGGTAGAGGAGCTGATGAAACAGGTTATGTTGTTACTAAACTACTGAATGGTAAGATCTTTGTGTTAGCTGTTGGTGGACTTAAAGGTGGCTATGATCGCGGTACACTTACACAATTAGCCAAGATAGCTCAGAAATACAAAGTTAATGTAATAGAAATAGAAGCTAATTTTGGTGATGGTATGTATACCGAGTTATTTAAACCTGTACTTAACCAGTATCACCAGTGTCATGTAGAAGAAATAAAACATTCTAAGCAAAAAGAAGCAAGGATTATAGATGTATTAGAGCCTATAATGAACCAACATAGGCTTGTTATAGACTTGGAAGAAGCTAGAAATGACTATGAGAACTCTAAAGAAGAACCTCGTAGACAATTATTCTATCAAATGACTCGACTTACACGAGACAAAGGATCACTTCAGTATGACGATAGAATAGATGTCCTTGCTATGGGAGTCAACTATTGGGTAGAACAAATGGCTGCTGATGAAACATTAGCGTACCATGAGAGAAGAAATGAACAATTTGAAGATAACATCAAGTCTTTCATGGCAACCGTAGATCAAGCCTATGAAGATGAAAATGTTTGGGTACAAGTCTAGTGATATGGCTCCTTATAGTAATCTATCTAAACCTTTCTGTAGTGCCTCCTCATATTGAACATGGAGAAATAGTTGGTAGTTTTCAAAGTGAACAAGCTTGTAATAAGAAACAAAGGGAATTTGTAGAACAAAGTAAAGAAAAGAAGATACAAATGCCTAATAACTTTAACTTAGGATGTATACCATTTAAAAGGAGTATAATGTAAAATGCCTGCACCTTTATTAGCACTTGCTTTACGATTAGGGATTACAAAAGCAGCTCAAATAGTTAAAGACAAGGGATATAAATTTCTTCAAAGAAAAGTTAATAAAGCTTTAAAGTCACAAACTAAACAAAAAGAAGCTGCTGAAAGAGCTTATAAAGGCAAGAGTCCAAAGAGAAAACAAGAAAAAGTAAGACAACGAAAGAAATCTAAAGTGGACTCTGGTTTATCTATAAAAAAGTATCCTAAACAATGAGAATTCTAGACAAAAAAGATAAGTATGAGATTGAATCACAAGTAGTAAACAAAATGTTTCGGGAAGATAAACGCTACCGAACTAGAATAATCCCTAACAAAAAGAAGGAGTACAAGTATGACAAGCAAAATTCGAGGAGATATAGGTTCCAGGGGCTTCAATACGAGCCTTGGGAAACGTAATCCTACACCTCCAGCTAAAGACACATCACCGATGACCGTTAAGAACAAAGGAGTACGCAAAGTCTCCACTCGATTCCCTTATGATTCATCCAAGGGAGAAATTCGTGACCACAGAGGACTATAAACCATGCCTAAACTAAAAGGTTATCCTAATCCTAAGCCCAAGCCTAAAGTAAGGAAGAAAAAACCTAAACAAAAGCCTGTTAAACTTAGGACTTATTAGCTGATAGTTGACTATTGCCTCCTATTAGGGGGCTTTAGTTGACTAAAAGTTTTGTTAGAAAAATGTGAGTGGGTATCGATCAGAGACACGAAAAAAAAATTCCCCCATCGGCTCCTTCATATATACACAGCGCGACTCATTGTTGACTCATTGTCGACTAAAAGTTTTCAATAAGTGATCGGTGGTGGTGGTGTGTCTCTTTGGTGTG